GAGGCGATTGTTCCGTCTCACTGTAACGTCTCCGATGAAGTAAGGGAGGCAATGGAGTATGCGATACAGTTTACATTGAAACGACATCGTGATATACTCAGTAATGATGCTTGCGAACGTGAGCGTGTTTTAACTAAAGGCTAAGGAGTCTTAATTATGAAGAAAGTACTTTTAATCGCTGCATTGGTAGCAGCAGCACCAGTTATGGCTGTCGACGATACAAACGTTCGTGGCAATAACTCATTCATGGGCGATGGTAGCACTCGCATGGACAACGATGCTAAAGGTAGCGCAACGTTCTCGATGTCATTCACTGGCACTGTAGAGCAAGCGTCACAGTTGTTCGGTCGCGGTAGTACCCAGAACCTAACCAACACTAACGCAAAAACAGAGGATAAGTAATAATGTCTGTAATTACTGGTAAAGTAGCATTCGCCAACCTGACTGAGCACGAGGTGTTCAATGGTCAGTCTACTGGCAAGTACTCAGTGGTTTTGACTCTCGAAGACGAAGAAGCTGACAAGCTTCAAGCTGAAGGAATCAAGGTTAAGACCTATAAGAATCAACCACAACGTAAGTTCACTACAAAATACGATGACATCACTGTTGTCGATGTAGATGGTGAAACACTATCGAAATCTTCGGTACGTTGGGGCGATACTGTGCGTGTAAAGTACGCAGTAGGTAAGCCACACCCTGTACATGGCTCATCACCTTACCTGCAAGCAATCCGTGTGATTGAGAAGGGTGAGAACGATGTTAATGACGAAGAATTCTGAGGCAGAGTTCATCGGGCACCAATCGTGCCCACATTGTGGATCGTCGGATGCTCTGGCGGTCTATGATGATGGGCATGGTTACTGTTTCAGTTGTACCACCTACGTCAAAGAGGTAGATAACGTGGAAAATACAGCAACGGTAGTCAGCTACAATCGTCCGGCAGAAATGTTTGGTACGCCTATGGCAATCACTGATCGTCGCATCTCACTGGACACGGTGAAGAAGTACGGAGTGACTGTTGAGAACGCACCTAACAGCCGTGAACCGATTCGTCAGCATTACCCATACTATGACAGCCATAACCATTTCATCGGCACCAAGGTGCGCACAATCGCCGACAAACGATTCAGCACTAGCGGTGACATGAAACACAATACGTTGTTTGGTCAGCAGTTGTTTAAGAATGAAGGTCGTTTTGTAACGGTAACAGAAGGAGAGTTAGATGCACTTGCAGCATTTGAAATGTTGGGTTCAAAGTACCCTGTCGTCAGCGTATCGAAAGGCGCAGCGGGGGCAGTCAAAGACTTTAAAGCTAACCTTGAATGGTTGGAGGGCTTTGAAAACGTTGTCATTTGTTTCGACAATGATTCGGCAGGTCGAGAAGCGGCTGAGAAGTGCGCCCAGATACTATCGCCGAACAAGGCTCGCATCGTCTCGTTAGGAGCATTCAAAGATGCTTCAGACTATCTTGTAAACAACAAGGTACGTGACTTTACCAGTGAGTGGTGGGAAGCTAAGACCTATCGCATGACTGGCATTGTGACACTTGAGGATGCTTGGGAAGACTTTGTCAAGCGTGGTACTGAGGAGATCATTCCTTTCCCTGAATCATTCGGTGCGCTAAATCACATGATGAACGGTGGTATAGCGGCAGGGGAAATTACTGTCTTGGGTGCTCTCACATCCATCGGTAAGACTACAATGGTCAATGAGATCGTTTATCACTTCTGGAAGAATACTGGTAAGCGTATTGGTTGTGCATTCTTGGAGGCATCGAAAGGTGAAGCTGTCGAAAACTTACTTACGATCCATACGGGACACAATCTCTCTCTTGAAGATCGTAGCAATATTAATTATGACCAACTCCATACTGATATTATCACTGATGGTCGGATTCTCTTATTGGATCATGCAGGGGCAGTAGACAGCGACGAGTTGTTCATCAAACTACGTGCAATGATCAAGGGAAGCGGCTGTGAGATCCTCGTGATCGATCCGCTACAGGCAGCAGTCACTAGTAACACAAACGAGACCATTGATGACTTCATGGATCGTCTGTTGAAGCTATCCAAAGAGACTAACGCTTCCATCATCGTGGTCAGTCATATGCGTAAGCCATCACTGTCTAATCCTCACAACGTCAACGAGTATGACTTGAAAGGTTCTGGATCAATCAACCAGATCGCATTCAACACCATCTTGTTGTCACGAGATAAGATGTCAGACGATGACTATGCACGTAACAGTACGATGGTACAGGTGGTTAAATGCCGACGCACTGGTATGACTGGTATGGCAGGTTGGTTGTATTACAACTCACAGACTGGTCGTCTTGAGCGTGGTGAAGCCCCTGAGCAACACGCAGCGACTCAAGAAGATGAGTTCTAAGAATGAAAGGAGAGCATTATATGTCAATGGAGTAAAAGCAATCATGGGTGATCAATGTCATGACTGTGGGTATGATAAACACTGGGAAATACTTGAGTTTCACCATATCATCCCTCGGCAGCTCTCTGGCAGACCGCCTATGCAATCTGTGAAAGATTGGTCGTGGGAACGTTGTCGTGATGAGTTACTAGAACATTGCGTCCTTCTCTGCCCAAACTGTCACAAGGAGCGTCACTTAATAGAAGATAATGATAGCTTAAGGTTTACGAATGAAACTGATTTTTGACATTGAAACAGACGGTTTAGATCCCACAGTGATCTGGTGTTTGTGTGGAACCATTGGTGATGAGAATACACCGTACAGTGAGTTCACTATTCAGCGTCCAAGAAAATGTGACATTGAGTTGTTGCTACATAATGTTGATGAAGTAATCGGTCATAACATTATGGCATACGACATTCCTGCTATTGAGAAAATCTTAGGTGTTTCCTTTGACAACGTAAAGATCACTGACACGCTTGTGTTGAGTCGGTTGTATAACCCAAGTCTCGAAGGTGGTCATTCACTAGCTAAATGGGGAGAGCGTCTGAACTTTCCCAAAGGAGATTATGATGATTGGACTAAGCTTACGCCTGAGATGGTGGGATACTGTCAGCAAGATGTGCGGGTTACTCAACGACTTTACGAACTTCTCATGGGAAAGCTTGAGGAATTTGGAGATCAAAGCATTAACCTTGAGCACAACGTACAGAGCGAGATTGTTAAACAAATCAGTAACGGGTGGCTCCTCGATCAACGACGAGCATTCGATCTACTAGCAACATTACAGGAGAAAAAATATGACATTGAAGAGATGGTACTACGGGTGTTTAAACCCCTTCCGACCTTTGTTAAACAAGTTGTTCCCAAGTATAAAAAAGACGGCTCCCTTTCCGCAGTCGGGCTTAAGTTTCTGGGAGAAATGTGGGTTCACGTTGGCGGTGAGTTTAGCCGTATTGATTTTCCTGAATTCAATTTGGGCAGTCGGCGACAAATCGGAAGATACCTTCAATACTTTGGTTGGAAGCCAACAGAGTTCACAGACAACGGACAACCGATAGTCGATGAGCGTACTCTTAACGATGTTAGCGATATACCTGAAGCTGCGTTGATCGCAGAATACCTTCTGGTACAGAAACGTATTGCACAGGTTCAGTCTTGGATCGATGCAGTAGAGTCCGATGGTCGAGTTCATGGTCAAGTGAATTCAATCGGTGCTGTGACTGGACGTATGACGCATAGCAGCCCTAACATGGCACAGGTACCCGCAGTGTACTCTGAGTATGGAAAAGAGTGCAGAAGCTGTTGGACGGTGCCTGAAGGGTACAAATTAGTTGGCGTGGACGCCTCTGGACTAGAGCTACGGATGCTCGCACATTACATGGGTGATCAGGA